TGCCGTCTCCGAAAGGCTGAAGCGTCTGCCATTCGCTGGAGAGTACACGCGGGACATGCTCATTCAAGGGCAGATGCCCTTGCAGTTGCCGTCGTAAGTTGTTCTCCAAGTCAGGGGGCATTTCTCGATTAGCCTATCGCACCGTCACGAACGGCTCGCCGACCGTCAAGGTCGCGCCCGGCACCTTTTCCTGGGCCTGTAGCGCGCGCTTGACAGCAGCGTCATCGATCTTCACCACGATCTCTTCTTGTTTGAACGCGTACGGCACCTGCTCGGCATCGGTGATCAGTAACGAGCACGCGCCGGGCATTAACGTGAAGACCACGGTTCCGGCGTCCAGGCGCTTGATGCGGTGGCCGTTCATGGCGCGCGCCAAATACTTACGCAGCCGGTCCCGGCCGCTCTCGATCGCTTTCTTCCGGGCCTGCAGGCGCTCAATCTCTGCCTTGCATTCCTCGGTCTGCGCTTTACAGAACGAAAAGAACGCCTGGTAGCGGCGCAACTTCTGCGTGACCGCCTGCACGACGTTTTGTTTCACGTCTTCATCCAGCGCCGCGGCTTCTTCGGAATCTTCCGGCTCCTCGCACTGCGCCAGCAGCGAGAGCATCTCGTGCAGCGTGGTTGCGAGCTCGCCCGGTTCATCCGCTGGCGGCGCGGGCGCCGGGGCGATGGCCAGCTGTTCGGTGATCGCCATCACCCTTCCTCCCCCGGCTGGCGCAGCCACAGATGCATGTTGTCATCCCGCCAGCGGCGCGCAACCACGACCGCCGTGCGCAGACTCAGCGGCGTGCGGTTGCCCTGGGCATCCCGTTCAAACCGTTGTTGAATCCGCTCGATCACGTCGCGGCAACCGGCGCGATCGTACTCGACTTGCAAGAGGCGCCAGGCGTCCGTGATCTTGGGGATCGTCTCGAGGCCTTCGCGCAGGCCGTTGCGCAGTTCTCCCTCGGCCGGCACGCGGAACTCACCCGCCTCTTCCGGCGGCTGCGGCGGCTCGGCGATCGGCGTGACGTCGATCACATCCGGCACCGCGACCGGAGCGGGCGGCGCATCAGAGTGAGACCTGCTCCGAATGGGCAGCGGCTGCTTGACGCGCCGGACCTCGTTTTCCGATTGCCCCATTTCGTCAGGCGTATACAAGCCACTCAACTCTTCCGGAAAAGCGGCTCGTAAGGCGAGCGCCTCAGCGCATTTGGCGAGCTGGTTGGCAGGCATCTTCGTCCACATGCTGTTGGGCGAACCCTCTTTGTTCGTCTGCACGTATTCCTTGAACAGAGCGATGCGTGTGACCGGCTTGGCAAAGCCCTGCTTGTAGACGCTCATCTTGGCTGCAACCGGCGGCTGCTGCGCCAGCCAGACGTCTTTCCACTCGCCATCCAAGCCGCACCAGAGGGGCGCATCCTGGCCGGCATAGCGCCCGCTGCGTTCCGCCTGCGCCCGGAAGCCGTCAATGCCGACCTGAAACGACATCACCTCACGGCGCAGGCCGGAATCCCAGCGCTTCACCGCATGGATCTGGCGCGCGAACGGGTCCAGCCGCTTCGAGCGGCAGACCTCCAGGAACAATTTAAATTCGTCGTCACTGGCACCCTTCGCCACGGTGTCCTTCAAGAGTTGCACCTGGTCGCGGGTAAAACTCACGCGCTGCTCAGGCATCGTCAATGCTGTACTCATTTTCCTTCTTTTTCCTTCTTACTTACTTTCTTGCCAGAGCGCAATGCGCTTCGTCGAAACGCGCGAGGCGCTCCGCGATCTCTTTTCGCCGGGCCTCGTTGACGCGCTGTACTTCCTCTTCGTCGGTGCGCTTGTGGCAGTGGTTGCAGACCAGCCACTCGTCCTCCCATGAGCCGCACTGCCGGTCATGCGTGATGGCGTAGTGCCGCTCGAAGGCGACCTCCCAGCCGCAGTTGGGGCACACCGTGATTTCTTCCAGTGCGCAGGCCTTGCAGCACTTGTCGCCATCGACGATCAGGATGGCCTTCGCCTCGTCGCAGACCTGGCACATGTCATGTTCCAGGCACAGCGTGGAAGGATTCGAGCGCACATAGTGCGGCGGATCGCCGACACAATCAAAATCACATTCGCAAGTAGTCATTTATGCAATCCTCCGTAACGCATCCAGCAACCCGTCCATCCTGGCGTTCAGCGCGTCCAGGCCGGTGATGACGTCTTCCGACTGGCAGGCCAGGCACAAGCCGTCCACCGCGTGCAGCTCGCAGACCTGGTCGCCACATTCCGGGCAATCTTCAATACGGCCCTCGCAGCAGTCCAGGGCGGGTTCACAGGGGGATCGGTGTTGCATATTTCCTATGTCCACAGTGTAGCTACAACGTAGACCGTTAGTCAAGCGCCGCGGCGAACTATTTTGCCTACGATGTGGCCCGGACGTGGTACGATTGGGGCGTGGCGAAAGAGAACGTCATACGGTTGCGTGTCGATGATGCGGAGAAGGCCCGGTTTGAGGAGCTGGCGGAAGAGGAAGGCCGTTCGTTGTCATCCTGGATGCGATATCATTTGCTCCGCATTGCCCGACAGAACAGCCCTCCGTCCTCCAAAAAGAAGAGGCTGAAGACCCATGTTTGAGCAGTACATCGGCAATGGCATCGTCGGGATCATCCTGCTGGTGCTGGGCTTTATGTTGAACAGCAACATTAATAGCCGTTTCACGCGCATCGAGACAGATATGAAAAGCGGGTTCGACGGTTTACGGAACGAGCTGGCAAGTATGCGCGACATGCTCACCGGCAAAATTATCGAGCACACCGAACGGATCACGCGTGTCGAAGACAACAAGCAGGACAAGAAGCCGTGACCGATTTACAGATACTGACCATAGCGATCGCCATCGTGTTCCCGGCGTGCGCGGTGCTGTACAGCAACAGCCGGATCAATGATGTGGGCCGCCGGGTCGATGACGCCAAGGAAACCCTGCGCGCTGAAATGGCAACGATGAAATCCGAGCTGCTGCGAGAGATCCAGTCGCTCAAGCCGGAAATCCAGGCCGTGCTGGCAGAAGTCCGGCACGTGGTAGAGGACGTTCGTACCGCCGTGAAGGTGCATGAGCTGGAGCACCACAAATAACATCCCTGCCATGAAAATACAGCGTGCGATCGAGATCGATGATTTTTGGGAAGAGTATGCCGATTCCCATGAAGGACGCTACGAATATGATGAGGGCCAGATCGTTGCGCTGGCTACGCCGGACTGGCTGCAGGCCCTCGTCCTCGAGCGCCTCCTGCTGGTGTTCAGCAAGGACTATCCGCACCTGGTCGCAGTCCCAGAATTCAATTTTAAACTGTCACCCTCGCAGGTGAGAAAGGCAGACTTCGCGGTCCAGCTGGCGAGCAAGGTGTTCGGGATGCGCTCCGGGCCGGAATTCCCCGTATACCTGGTAGTCGAAATGCTCACCCCAGGCCGGGTCGTCGGGTATAGTCATTCTCTCCCGAAAACCTTCCCCGAGGCAGTTGCCCGATACCAGCATTTCTGGGCTCCCTGGGGTGTGCCCTACTGCTGGATTCTCGACCCGCACAGCCGCACCGCCTGGCACACGGAAAACGAGTTCCGCCAGGCTGTCCCTGAACTCCGCGCTGGCGAGGTGCATGTGACCTCTTCCATCCTGTCCGGCATCCTGACGGAGTGAAGCGGGATCAGGCGCAACGGTAGAACCCGCAGCCGCTCAGGATAAAGGTGCCGGCAACGAACGCGCTGGGGCCATAGCAGCGGAACTCGGTAGTGGTTATCGCGAGCATGCCGGCGGTCGGTTGCGCCTGCTGCCAGTTGAGGGCTCCGATCATGCTGCCGCTGGTGCTGTAAGCAACTGGAGGCAGCGAGACGTAGATCAGATTGGACAAGGTGCCGCCGGCGGTGGCATTGACCTGGAAGCGAAAATAAACAATCGGGCCGACGCGGAGGTATTCGCCGATAGTGAGGGTGGCACTCGTGACGGTCATGCCGCCCTGCGGGGTCAGGGTGGGCGTCCAGGTCTGCCACGTTCCCACCGGGTCATAGGCCGAGATGTTTCCAGAGGCGTCAGACAGGAATTTGATGTTGACCGTACCGGCGGCACTGGTGGCCGGCGTGGTGTCGTTGAAGTTTACGGTAGACATTGGCTGGGTCCTTGCAAGTGATTTTTAAGGGAAAAAGAGTGGGATCAGGCGGAACGGTAGAAGCCGGAGACGGCGAAGGTGTAACTGCCAACCGGCCAGGGCGCGTTATTGTCGCGCTGCATAACGGCTTTGCCGGGGTTCAGGACGCGCGTGGGGCACAGCGCCATCTGGCTCATGCCGGCGGGCGCGGTCTCGGCAATGGCCGGGGGAAGCGCCGCGAAATTGTTCGGCGTGACGTCGCCGACCGGCAAGGTGAAGTACAGGAACACGGCGCTGGCGCTCGAGGTCGTGGCCGCAAAGCGCAACTGAAAGTACACATTGGGTCCCCTCTGGATGTATACGTTCAGATACAGGCTCCCAAGCGTAAAGGTGCCCGCATCCGCGCTCAAGGTCGGCGTCCAGCTCTGCCAGCTGGTTGCCGGGACATAGGCCGACATGTTGCTTGAAGCATCGGACTGGAACTTGACGTTGACGCTGCCCGTCGGGGCGGCCGGGGTGGTGTCATTGAAATTAACGAGTGGCATGAAGAGTGCTACCTTTTTCGAATACGGATATGACGAATAATCAGTTATTTTTTAGCCTGGTAGGCGTGCTGGTGGCCTTTGCCGGGGCATTCAAGCTATACCTCGATGCGAAGACCAATCCCATCAAGGAGCAAGTGGACCTGCTGGTCAACTACATGATCCTGCACGAAGGCAAAATAGCGACGCTTTAGTTAGAAGGAAATATGGCGGATACACCCAACGGCGACGGCTATACCTATAACTGGGAACGTCGCATGGATCGCATGGAAGCGGCCCACCTGGCCGTAATGGAAGAACTTCGCACCATGCGCGACATGTGGCGGGAACAGCATATCCAGTACATGGAAGAAATTCGCGAGCTGATAAACCTTCAAAAGGAGCACCGCATCGATATCATGGCGCTATTCGAAGTCAATAAACAGACCCGCCAGCGCCTCGAAAAGTTGGAAGGCGGCAATCAATGATCACTAGATTGTGGTTTGCGGTAAGCGTGATTTGGGTGGGCCTGTTTCTTTGTTACACGTATGGAGAGCGCAATATCTATAGCAGCCCGTGGTTCTGGGTTGGAATACTCTGGCCGTTCGCAATTGGCTTGTTGGTGCGCATCGTGTCGCGTTATGTCATCACCGGGAGCCTGCGGCGGCCAGTGGCACTCCCCAAACGTCCGGTGCATTGGCGTTGAGCGCTGCGTTATTCGGAGTATTGATCTGGCGCACGTCAGGGCCAGCCGCCTGTAGAATCTGATTCGTAAGAATTCCGCCGATGGCTGCTCGATTGGATGGTAGCGCTAGGCCGTTTGTCAGAGCGCGGGCCGTCACGGGATTAGTAAGTATCCGCGCGAGCGCATTCTTGCCGATTAAATATGTCACTCCCAGATGCGGGGCGTTCCATAGCATACTGCCGTCCAGGCCTAACTGCGCCATATAAGCAGTGCCGCTCGGGTTCGGGTTCTCAGCGGCTTTTTTCGCAAAGGTAAAGAAGTCATCCAAATTGGAGATGGTTCGCGGATCTTTAAACAGAATCCTCTTCGTTTCTGGTCCTAGTTTCTGCCACTCCGTCAGAACACTGCCTGGCTTCCCTTGACCTGCTTCAGCGAAGGCCTTATCCATGAGTCCTACCACGACGGCCCGCCCGACGGCAGGCATGGCCTCGGGAGCCTTGGATGCGACATCGCGCACAAGGTTGATGTTTGCGTCCTTCGCGCTGGTTAGCTTATTGAAGAGTCCGACCGGCTCAGTTGGCAATTGATCGAGCGTATCCTTCGTGGCATATTTCGCCGCTGTCAACTGCCTTCCTTCGTGGAGCGCATCCAGCGCCTCCGGACCGGCCTTGGCAACTGCCGCCTCAACCGCAGGCGCATATTGTTTGATCAGTTGCGTTGCCAGCCATCCGGTTTGGGCGTTTGGCGCTTCGCGCTGAATCGCTTTAAGCGCACTCAGGTTTTGATCTGCCGTGCTCGCTGAAACGACATCAGGGCCGTCAAGAATATTCCGTATCGCCAGTAAGGCCTTTGAGTACTGCTGCTGGCCGGGCGTGATTTGCTGCTGCATCTCGTCCGCGATTGGTTTGAGTGCTTGCTTTACGCCGCGAAAGTCATACGGCAAAGCAACGTCTTGGGTGACCGGAGTCATCACCGGGTTTCCGTTGGCATCCAAGACGCCAGAGGCCTTCGATCCAACGGTGACTCTCTGGCGATTGGCTGGCGCATTCTCGATTTGCCTGAGACGGTCGTAAGCGGCTGATGCCTGCGATCCCTGAGATGCAATGCGGGACTCCAGCGCTTGACGAACGCCAGTGCCTCCGATCTCGGGGGTTGCCTCTGCGGGTGAGATGCCTGCAGCGATATCGGCCCCCGCGCTCTTTAATGCTTCCGTCTGCGTTACGCGCGCCCTCTTGATCACCAGCGCCGAACCGGGAGCATTCTGCAAGAACCCTTGAACATTGCGCACTACTGGATTACCCGTGGCCGAAGCGGCATCGATTGGAACGCCGGTCTTGGCAGCGAACTGCACCGCTGCCAGTTCTGCCGGATCAAGCGAGACGGGCAAGCGCGGCGTGATTCGAATATTCGGCGCAAAGCGGGAAATCGTTTCGCCAGCCGCAAGCGGTCCATAGGAGCCTACCAGCGTTCCAGCCGCGCCGCGTAGGTTCCCTTGCCCAACCTGCTGTCCGGCTGCCACGGCTGGGGCCGTCTGCTGGGTCATGAGATTTTCTTCAGCGCCCGGCAGGCGCGCATTCATGCCTTCGTCGAGGATCTTCTGTTCGTCAGCGGTTGGCGAGCGCAGTTTCCATTGGGATTGCGGCTTGTCTTTGTTCTCGGGAAGGCTTGCGGAATCACCCTCAATTTTCTGATACACGCCGAGCGCGTCCGTTGCCTTGCGGATTTCGTCTGGCCGATTTATCCATTCGTTGATCCCGGCCTTGACCGCTCCGATGGAAGCATCGTAGAGACTGCTCCAGAAGCCGCGATCTGGCGGCGCGCCAGCACTTTCTACGTCCGCTGCGGAATACTGGCCGGTTGGACGCTGAGTCGGTACGTCAGCGAGATCTGCGGCGGAATATTTTCCTTGAGGCATTTATTGTGCGTCAAACGTGCCGTCAGGATAAACGGCGGTCACCTTGGCAGTTCGGCCACCTTTTAGATTGACCGTATCGCCGACCTTGTGTGTTTGCGGAGCAGCGGCACTGGTGGATGTTGGCACTCCTGTTCCAGTCGCCGGTGTTTCTGCGACTCGTCCGATGCCGAAGCGCCGCATGCGCTGCTGGGTTTGAGGGCTATAGAACTCAGCGGGATTGATGTCTTGCCCAGTTCCGGTTTTGAATTTTTGCTCCATGCCCTGCACCCGACTGCCGACGAGATCGATCATCTCCTTCCAGGCGGCATTGCGGACGCCCTCGCGAGTGTCGCGCAGATCCTTCGCTAATCTCTGGTGGTCACCCTCGGTGATCGCCCCTGCGGCGGCGAGCTTGGCTAATTCGGCAGAGCCCAGTTCGACGTCCTGCCCATATGCGGCGGCCCCCGTTGTTGGAAACCGCGTTCCAACTGTCGGATTAAAGCCTAGGTTCGTGGAATTGTCCAGGCCGCGTTCAGCGTGTCCCAGTGCCGTTGTCAGATTCTGCAACTGTTGTGCATCCGTCCCGTTCTTGAAGGCCTTCCGCGTGAGATAGCGGTTCTCGGTGTAGGTGTCGCCCTGCTGTTGCGCCAGCGCCAGCACCGCATCGGCGGTCTTCTGTCCGCCTACACTGCGCGGCGAAGGCATGGGCATATCGCCGCGGAGAATAGCCTGGTAGCGCAGCATATCTTCCGGTTTTGCGTTGGCGAGCGGCTCGCCATACTTTTGCTCGAATTCCTTCAATGCGAGCCCGTAGCGTCCCTGCTCCAGTCCGGTGCGAATGCCCTCCTGCTCCTCCATCCTCTGCTGGTGCGCCGCCGTGATCTGCTGTTCCGGCGTCAACGCAGCCCGCAAAATGTCGGTTCCCTTGGGATTCGGCCCGAGGTTTTGAAACCGCGCCTGCACTTCCTTCGGCAATGCGGCAAGAGCCTGCGTGAAATTTCCCCTATCAGCCGCCTGCGCGAGCGGGACGGCCAATGCAGTGACTTGCTTCTGCAACGCATCCGCTGCTTGCCCTGCTGCCTGAATGCGCTCCTGCGGCGTCTGCGTCAGGCTGACCAACTGCTGCTGCCGTTCCGGCGTCCATGCGCCCTGGAACTCTTTCAGCACATCCGGCGAAATCCCGCTGTCTTGCAGTTTCGCGAGGGTCTGCTGATAAGCGGCATCATTCGGCGCACCCGCCAAGGCATTCAACGCCGTGGTGCGCTGCTTGAGTCGCAGTTCGCCCATCTGGGCTTCGCCGCGCATTTGTGTGCCGCGCATGGTCTGCACGCCCTTGGACGTGCCGATCAACTGATCGAGCAGCGGATCGTACTTCTGGTGCAGATAATTCAGGTCATCCTGGTGCGCCTGGATATCCTGTACGGCCTGGTTCGCCGCATCTCCGTCTATCAGCTTGTGCGCCGAGAGCGCCGTAACTCCGCCGATTAACGATTGCGGCGTAAAGTGTTCCTTGATGGCGTTCGCCGTGAATCCCTTCAGATCGTTCTGCGTTTCAAGCAAGTCGGCCTGCTTCTTCTGCAGATCGGCAATGGACGCATTGGCTTTGTTCAGGTTCTCGGTCAGGCCCGGAATGGCATAGCCGAAACCGGCCGCGGCCATGCGCTCTGCGATCTTCGGCGTATCAAATTCCATGCTGCCGTCCGGGTTGGCCTTGAAGGCATTCGCCATCGCAGTTCCCATTGCCTGCTGCGCTGCCATTTGGCGCTGTTGCTGCTGCAATTCCAGCTGCGCACTCTGGCTTTGCAGTTGCTGGTTCTTGAGCGCCTGCACCTGGCCGATGGCGGCGAGCGGCGACTGGATCTGCGGCGGCTGATAGGACAGCGAAATATTCGGATCGAGTGGCATGGCGCTCCTTAACTCCCGTAGGAAGAGCCGGGCTGCAGCAGGTTATTGAGCATCGAGCCGGTCTGCCCAGTGTAGGCACCGCCGAAGCCCGACAATTGCTGGTTGAGGTTCGGCTGCGGGAACAGGGCATTCAACGTAGCCGCGTTCATGGCGGTATTACTGAGGCCGCCCAAGCCTCCGGCCCAGGCGTTCGCCGCGCCCATCTGTCCGGCGGCCTGCGCTGCCCCGGAGCTGGTCAGCAGATTCCCGACATTGCCGGCGTAGTTCTGGCCGGCCTGATTCAATTGCGAGGTCGCGGTCTGGCCCAGTCCTGCCACATCGGCGAGACGGTTGAAGCCCGTATTCGCCGCATTCACCTGCGTGCCGTAGACGCCCGCCTGGCCGGAGAGCGCGTTCTGCGCCGCGCCGAGGTTCTGGCCGTACACGCCCGATTGCCCGGCGAGCGCCTGCTGCGCGGCACCCTGGTTGGTTCCATAGGCTTGCAGCGCCTGATTGTATGCCTGTTGGTAGTTCGTCGATGCCAAACCCTGCCCGTACTGCTCGGCGGCCTTCGCCGCTCCTCCTCCGGTGATGCCGGTCGCCGCCTGCGAGCGCTGCAGCGCCTGCAGCCCCTGATCGTAAGCGAACTGGTAGCCGGGCATGGCCGCAGCCTGCTCTGCAGTCGGAGCCTGGAACGTGCCCGGCTGCAAAGCATTCAGCGCCGCTCCGGTGGGGGTGAACCCCGCCGGGTTGAGCGCCTGCTGCGCCGCGCCGTAGGGCTGGAACTGCGGATAATTCTGGGCCGAGTAGGCGCCGCCCGGCTGCAGGCCCGCGCTCAATTGCGAGAGCGCACCTGTGCCCGCTTTGAGCCACGGCTGCAGATTCGCCTGCTGCTGCTGGAACTGTTGGTTCTGCAGGTCCGCAGCGTACTTGGCTGATTGCGCCTGCGTGTCGGCTGCGGAGGTGGCTCCGTGCGAGCCGATCAGGGCACCGCCGAGCGAACCCGCCGCGCCGATTCCGCCGGCAATGGCGATGGCCGTACCGGTTGATATTGCGCTCATACTTACTCCTTATCGAAGAAACAGACCCACACGAGACGCCCGTTTTCCGGTGCGTTTCCGAACGCCTCAAACGGATAGCGGCTATGGAAAAAACAGGTCGGGTAGGTGAGAAAGCGGTTGAAGCGCATCGGCAGCAGAGCGGTCATCTCCCAAAAGGCCAGGTTCTTCCATTCATTCGTCATCCAGGCGTGAAACACCTCGCTCCGAATGCCGCGCGCCCGCATGTCTTCTTCCGTCAGGCGCCGGTCCATGCCGAGCGCCGCGTGCCGCCAGAACGCCGTACCGCCGCGGCAATCCTCTTCCCGATTGAGATACAGGATGCTTGCATGCTCGGCGCAAATGTCATCGGCATGCACCCAGCTTTTCGGCATCTCACCGGCGAGGTTCAAGCGGAAACATTCCAAGCGCGACACAATCGGAAACCCGACGATATTCTCGATGCGCCCGTACCAGTGTTCCGGCACAGCATAGTGCGAAATGCCCGAATACATCGCGCCGTCCGGCCCCTGCTCTTCGCTAAAGCTGCCTGCGATCGCCGCCTCCCGCACCGCTAGCGCATCGGGTGCGAAGTCATCCTGAATCCGCAGCGGAATCACAACGTCCTTTGGTACGCAGACTCGACGAACTCGTAACCGAGGCGCTTGTAGAGATTCGCCACCCGCTCGTTCGGCGCAATCATCGCCATCTTTTCGGCACCGGCATTTCTGGCACACTTTTCCGCTTCGCGCAGCAGCTTGATTCCTTCGCCGCGATACTCCGGCTCGACCCACCAGAAGGCCTCGCTGGCCGTCTGTTCGCCCGAAATGAAGTGCTGAAACACCACAAAGCCCAACATGCCGACGAGCGTGCCGCCGCGCTCTGCGACCAGCAGGCCACCTTGCGACACAAGTTGACCGGCGAGTTCGGCCATCTTCTCCGGGTTCTCAGCCAGGATCTTTGCGTAACCGGTTACGCTTCGAAAGCGCCGCCCCATTTCGACCAGCCGCGGAACATCCGCCGCGGTAGCGGCCCGGATCATACTCCGACCGCCGTACCGTTTACCTTGATCACCTGGGGAATATCCCCTGCAACGAGCGCGCGGAACGTGGGCGCTGCGGCCGCACCCGAAGACGGTCCCGCATAGACCTGATTGGCCGCTTGATTCGCTTTGGCGGCAGTTAGCGTCCCAGCCGTCGTCACCGGGGAATTGCTTACGGAAAACTCTACCGGCATCGACAAGCCGACGCTGGTGACCGTGCCCGTTCCGACTGCGGACGGCAGGTCCGCCATGACGAGGGGACGGAACACGGGAACTCCCGCTGCTCCGTTGGGCGCGGCCCAGACGGTATTCGCCGTCTCGCTCGCCTTCGTCACCGCCAGCGTGCCGCTGGTTGTCACAGGCGAACCGGCGATGGAGAACTCGCCTGGCATGGAGAGACTCACGCTCGTCACTGTGCCTGTGCCACTCGGCAGATCCGCTGCGGCAATAGATCGAAAACCCGGCGTTGCGGCAGCTCCGGAGGTCGGGCCGGCCCAGAAGGAATTCGCCGCCTCGTTGTTTTTCGTGATGGCGAAGGTGCCGTTGCTGGTGACGGGCGAGCCCGCGACGGCGAACTCTAGCGGCATGGTCAGCGCGATGCTGGTGACGGTGCCGGCGGCGGCGCCTCCGTCCGCGACATTCCCGTTCACATCATAGACCGCGGCGTGCCCCACCGTAACCGTGCCGCCGCCGGCCATCTGGAACTTCGCGCCGCTGCCCTGCCGCGCTGCGGTGCGGACCTGATCATAATCGATATTGCCGCGCTGAAACACGCCCGCGGTCAGCGTAAAGGAAGTCGTGGGCGCTTCACTGCCGGTTGTTACGGTGATGGTATAGGCGCCCGTGGCGGCAGTGGGTGAAATCGTAATCGCCGCCGTCAGGCTGGTCGCGGAGGCCACCGTGATCGTGCCCACCGTAATGCCCGTGCCGCTGAAACTCACCGTCGTTGTGCCCGATACGAAGTGTGTGCTGGTGCCGGTGATGGTCAACGTGGTCGCCGCGCCCTGTGCCGCTGTAGCAGGCGAAACGGAGATGGAGGCAACGCCAAAGGTCTGCTTCGCTCCCTGCGTCCAGGTCGCCGCGGTATACGCGCCCACAGCAACCCAGGTCGTGCCGCCGTCAGTTGACTTCTGCAAGCTGAAATTCAGCGGCGCATTGTTGAAGAGAAAATCGTTACCCGCGTAGAGATCGAACGAGACCACTGCCGCAGACGCAAAGAATCGATAGCCAATCCATTCCGGGCTGCCGGGAGTGGGGTTATTGTTCGATTCCCACTGACCCGATGCCGGTAATCCGTCGAAGGCATCCGCCGATCCGTTGTCCGCGCCCACAATGCAGGTCGAGGCATTGGAGAAGCCGTTGACCAGCGAGATCGCCGTGCCCGAGGCATCTTTGAATACAATCTGTCCGATGCGGCAGTGATTTGAGCCGGAAGCGACAGAGGTAATCAGCAGCCGGTACCAGTCGCCCAACCCATACGCGCCGACCGTAAAGGTCTGCGTCTGTAGCGGCGTCGTCCACGCGGCACTGTAATTACCAACCGTCGTCCAGGTCGTGCCGTCATCAGACGACTGTAGACTCCAGCTATCCGGTGCCCAGAGCGGCGAACTGGCATTTCTATTTTGAATGGAATACGTCGCGGGCGTTACTGCGGACGGAAACTGATAGCGTAACCACTGCGGATTCGCGAAGTTGGGTGCAGGGTTCGGCGTCCAAATTGTGGACGTATTCCCGTCGAAGGCGTTGGCCGGTCCCTCGCCGCCGTTGTTGCTTGAGGATAAAGGCGTGCCGCCCGTCGTGGCGATCTGGGTGGAACCGGAATCGAAGAATTTCCACTCGGTGATCGCTACATCCTGACCTTTCGGCCCGTAAATCAGCAATCGCCAGTAGCTATGCGCTGGCATATCAGTGCGTGTACTGCGCGACCATCAGGTCCGAGCTTTTCGGCGCGACCGCATAGTTAATGGCCGAGCCTGCGATCGTATAATCGAACGACGAAACCTGCTCGACGCCGTTCAGCCAGAGCGTGAGCGAGGCCGCCGGGTTCGGCGTGAAGCTCAAGGTAAAGGCTTTGTTCGTTCCGTCCATCGTGCCGGCAGGCGCTTCCCGAACAACAATGGGAACTGTCGGAGCTGCCGGGGTTTTTGGCTCCCAGCTGCTATCGCTGGAAACCCAGGTCAGCACCTGCCCGTTTGTGGGCGCGGTTGCGCTCACCGGACGCCCCTCGAGCCCGATCACGGTTTGGCTCGTGTTCGTTCCGGAGAGATCGCCGCCCGCCGTGAACCCGCCGCCTGTATCGATATTGACGACCGTGCGGTAGAGCGTCTGCAGCCAGATGCGCGACTGGTCCGTCAGCGTGCCGTCCGTGGTGCGCGCCCACGGATAGGCGGCCTGGTAATTCCAGAATTTCTTGATCGCCACGGAATCTAAAGCGTTAGTTGAAGCAGGGCCGCACCTGGCCCTTCAAGGCAATGAGCGCGAGCGGAATCGGGTCGTGGCCCGCGATCTCAAAGACGCGATCGGTCGCATAGCCGAGCGCGCGCCAGTCGATCTTCCGGCTGTAGGCGCCGGCCGCGCCGATCGACACCGGGCGCAGCGGCTGCGTCCAGGTATAGCCGCCGTCTTCCGATTTCGAGAGCGTGATGGTCGCGGGCGTTCCCGCGGGCAGCGTGCCGTTCACGCCGGTCTGGCAGATCAGCCGCACCAGGTCGTAGACCACGCCCGATTGATCCGAATTGACATGCGGAAAGCGCCGCGCCCAGTAGACCGGCGTGCCGTTGAAATCGTAGTACGTCTGGCTCTGGAGGTAGATATACGAATTGCGGTAATCGCCGACCAGATGCAATTCGAGCGCCGTATCGTAAATATGCGTTTCGCCCCAGTCACGGTCCCAGCCCGTGCCGTTCCACACGCCGCGCTCGGTCCAGAGGCCGGTCGAGATGTCGTAGCACCAGGTCGCGTTGCCGGCCGGGAAATCGAAGAGCACGAACTCGTGCCCGTTCTCCTGATACGTGCGCGCATTCACATCGCGCACGGTTGGGTACGACTGCCAGCTCGTTTCAACCGCATGCGTCGAAATGCGCTGCGGCGTGATGCCCACTAAACGAAACGCCCAGGCCGCGCCGCGCGCGTTCACCGCGATGCCGAAGATCATGTTATCGGCAATGAGCAGCGAGTTGCGATACGCGCCTGATTCGACGTAGACCGATTGATCGCGGGTGAACGGGAAATTGGAGTCGCCCGAATCGACATACGACTCCATGTGATTCGAGCCGAACATCATGATGCGCCGGTTGCATACGCGAAAGCCCATCGTGAGGTCGGGCGTCTCTTCAAACGTGAAATCGAGCGGGTTCCAAGTGGTGCCGTCCTGAAAGCCGGAGATATAAAAGTTGCCGCTGGCCGCCAGGCCCAGAAAGTAGCCGTCGAGCTCGTCCACCTCGAGCAGCGGCTCGGGTGTCGAGACCGTCGCATGGAAGGTGTTCGTGGTGAGATCGAAAACGGAGGTGACGTTGTTCGAGGCAATGCAGAGCTGATTGCCTCTGATATTCACCGCGATCGAATAGCGCATGTACTGCCCGGTCACCGGCCCGGTCGGGCCGAGCGCCACGGGCGTGAACGGCGGCGCGGAGCCGGTCAGTTCGTACAGTTCATCATTGATGATGAAGAAGCGCCGTCCGTTGATGTAGGTGCCCGCCATCACGCCGGGGCCGGGCGAGGGCAAGGTGAGCGGTACGCCGTTGTCTGCGACGCCGCCGAAACCCGCATCGAGCGCGGTGCCATTTGCCGCGATGCCGACGCCCACGACGATGGTGTTCTGCGCGATCGAAACGGGCGTGCCGCCCGGCACGGCGACCGGCGCGCTCAATCCCGGCGCTTTCACGTAGTAGTAGGCGGATTTCCCGTTCGCTTCCACCTTTTCGGGGATCAGGTTCACGCAGCGTTCGCCGGCAACCGCCGCAGAAATTCCCGTGTACGTGGCACCGATGGCTCCGGGGAGATCAACGAGTGGCATGGGTTATGCTTTCCTGTGGCCCTCTAGCGCGGAGTCATGACCCGCGCGAAAAGGCACTCGTCCGCCCCCGACGGCCTCAATGGCCAAGGGAGAAACCGGGGAGTTTTGGGGAGTTTTGGGAGAAATGATTTCTCCCCTTTTCTCCCGCACTAGAACACTCCGCTCAGGAACTGCGCTTTGGTGATGAACTTCGAGCTGGGCGTGGAGGGCATGCCCGGATCAGGACGCATTCGCATATCCGGCGCGTTCAGCTCCTTGATGTCGCCCAGCGCATCGGCGGCGTTCTTCAATGTCAGTCCGTTCGGCGTAATGCCGAAACCCGCCGCGATCTCGACCGCCAGGTTCAGGAACAAAGCCCGGAAGTAACCGGGCGGCGCGTTCACCGGATCGTTGAGGTTTCCGACCGTCAGCGCCTGCCAGTAAAACAGTTCGATCTGGTTGACCACCGCCGGCACGCCCCACACCGCGATGCGCGAGGCAAAATACGGCAAGCCCGTGACCGGATTCGTTCCGGCGACCACGGATCGATCCAGGTAAACCGCCTGCGGAAATGTGATGTACAGCGTCGGCAGCGAGATGTCGGCCCACTGCTCGACGGTCAGGACCTTGAGCGGAATGCGCACCGGATTCAGGCCGGAGGCCGGCGAAAGCGCGGGATTCGGCCCGTTGTTCACATACAGCGTGACCGGATACGCGCCCACCGTTACTGCATTCACGTTCACGGTGTACGGTGGCGCGCCTTGCGGGAGCGCATTCACAGAGATCAGTTCCGGATACCATCCGGCCTGCGCGCCCGACGGCCAGCCAAGGTTTGACGGGTTCGTCAACAGCAGGTTGGTCGCATTCGGATCGAGCCGGATCGGCCGGGGCGCGTTCCAGTCGGGCGCGTTCGTGCCGATCAGGTAGGACTGCTGGCCCGGAACCAGCGAAAAGACCTGCTGCTGATACCACGGCACCACCGTCGGCTTCAGATTCCAGCTATCGACCATCCAGGTCAGCCGGTCGAGCAGCCGCTGTGCCAGATCCGGACTGGCGCTCAGGTCGTCGCCGAGCGCGTTCAGGTTCAGTTCTCCGGCAGCTTGGGTCAACAGATCAAGATAAGTAGATCCGCTCATGTACTCCGCTCTCTTAGGCCGTCTTCTTGCGGAACCGTCCGCCCTCACCCCTCGAGGGCACACTCATGCTCTCTTCCTCATCCATTTCGTCCGGTTGCGCCAACTGCGCTTCGAATGCCTCGCGCGCCTCTTGCTGTGCGCCGAGCGACGGATAATAGCCTGCTGCCATCCGCTGCTGCTCTTCGCGCAGGTCGTTGGCGACGACGGGCTCTTCCTGCGGGTATCCCAGCGGATACATGGCCTTCGGATACTCCTGATGGACGTAGGGCGGCAGTTCCTCGTCTTCCGTCAGGCCGCGGTTATATTTTTCGATCTTCTCGGAGTTGCGGCGCTCCGCTGCGAAGAATTCGCGGATCGCATCACGGGTCGAGCCCAGCGCTCGCACGTTGTCCGGCATAGAAAGGTCTCCTTTTCAAAAAAGGGCGGGAGGGGCAAACGAGATAGGGTCATATCGCTCGTTCTGGAGGTTAAGGAACTGGACCGCCTCTCCCGCCGTTGAAACTTGTACTAAGAACTCACCACGCAGGCCCATTCTGGATAGAGGGCTCCGTACCCAAATAGAATGTCCCAGCGGACCTTCCACTGATCGTTGTCGCCGTCCAGATACTGCATGTAGCGCATGTACGCGCCCGTCTCCGGATCGGTGTCGCCGAAGGCCTCGATCACGCCTTTGTCGGGCACGTCGAGCTTTCCGTAGACCACGGCGTACGCTTTCTCATGAAACGCAAGCCCCGTCGTGATCGGTGCCGTTCCGCCGGAGGCCACCCAGACGTTGAGTACTGCGCCGGCTGGCGGCGCCTGGCTGATGTTCTGGTATTGCCCGGTGCTCGTCATGGCCGGGTAGACCGGGATCGAGATGTTACCGGAAGTGAGTGCCGTGGTCGTGGTCACGACGAACGACTGCAAAGCGCCGATCGACTGGCGGGACTGCGCGTTGACGGTATTGACCGCGGTCGCTCCCGAGCCAATTGTGAAACGTGTGCCCGCAGGCAAGGAACCAGAGGTCCAGCCGCTGGTGACGAGGGTTGAGCCGGTCTGGCTCGCGCCCGATACCACTGGTGCTCCGGCGTAGGTCGGAGCGGTCGTGGTCGGCGTATTCTGCGATTTAAACCACTGCAAACCGTGCGCCTCGCCGATGCTTCCGGTTCGATATTGCATCTCGATTTCCTGGCCCGCATGAAAGAGCGCTTGGTCTTTCTTGACCGCGTTCGCCATCATCGCCGGTGAGACGATGACCATGCGGTCCTGCGTGTTCATCGGGCAGTCGAAGTTGTCGAGCATCACGCCTGCGTCGATGTACACGCCGTTGTCGGTCGGGGCGGTGCCGGGCGTGCCTACCGAATTCGGGCAGGTGTTCACCGCGAAGGAGAACGCCTGGTAATCGACGTAGTTGCTTAAGGCGTCGGCCGCCGGTTTGCCGTATTTCTCGTACATGTGATCCGCGTTCAGGAAGCGCTCGGCGGAGGAAAGCTGATACGCTACGTTCGCCTGAATCGACATCGTCAAGGGTGTGACCAGATTGGTAATCCCCTGAAACACCGCGGCCTGGCTGGCGCTGACGGTGAATCGTTGCGGTTTGGGAATCTGAACGGTTTGACCGGCTTTGTTGTGGGAGCCGACAATTGCGCCGAACTCGTCACTGTAGGAGTGATCGACGTTGCGCGCGAATTTTAAATTATTCTTCCATCGTGCAAGTGTCTTCCAGAGCACCACCTGCGTGTTTACGAAGGTATTGGGCATTTCTTAATCCTTTGGTTGAAGTCGTCATGCTGGGCAGTCTCCGGGTCTGCACGTGTTTCGGAACCAAGGATTTTTACAGTGTCCTGTGGAAAACTGAGGTGCTCTGATTACGGCTCAGAACGGGCCGAAAATCGTTACTTGCGCTTCGCCAAACGGCGCTCTACTTCTTCCCACTGCGCGAAACTTTTTGCACCGTGGTCGGGCTTGGCGGCCGCCGAGACGCTCGAGCCCGTCGCATTCAGGCGTACGGGCACTTTCACGGGTTGCGGCGTTTGGAGTGAAGCTTCCGGGAGGGCGCCATTCGAGCGAAGATGCGCGGCGAGCTTGCCCATTTCAAAGATCTGGATATCGCGCGGCAGCACTTGAATCCTGCGCGCCTCGTCCTTGTCCTCGATCAGGGCCTGCCCGAGCGCCGGGCCTTCGTGCAGCACAATATCCACCATCAAGGGCGACATCGGCGTCTGGGCAATCTCGGCGTCGTACTCCGGGTGTTCCTTCAGATGCTCCGACAGCTTCTGCCCGTAGGCTTCGGTGACCTTCTGCTGCGTCGCCTTAGCCTGCTGCTCCGATTGCTTGCGTTCCCATTGCCGCTCGATGTAAGCGCGCTGCTTCTCCTCGTACTTTTCAACCTCCGCTTCGTACTCCTCGAGTGTTCCTTGAAATGTCGAGAGCTTCGGCCGCACCGGCTTGTCGTCCGGCTGGGCCGCACCCTGTGGGGGCTGCGTCTCTAGCGGCTGGTCGCTCGTTGGCCGTCCCGCCGGGGCTTGTAGTTCGCGGCGCTGCCGGCGTAGTTCGGTAACTTCCTTGAGCAGTTTGGCGTGCTCTTCCGAGAGCGACGGCTTGGGCTTGGGCGGCTTCTTTTCGGTCTTGTCTGCTTCCGGCTGTTCGGCCGTGTCCGCTTCCGGATTCGCTTCGACCGCTTCTACCGGTTCGGCGGGCGCAGCGGGTTTGGCCGGTTCCGGTGGTGCATTGTATTTGCCACCCGCCGCTTCAAACTGCGCGAAGTTCGTGATCTCGGCAGGTGGTTGTGGGGTTGTTTCGTCTGCCATAAAAACTTACGGGAACGAGACGCCGATCTTGACCACCGCGGGCGGGTTGTGTACCGCGATCGCCGAGCCGCCCTGCGCGCGAGCGACGGTCAGGTTATTGGCGTTGATGATGGCCGTGACCGTCATGTACTCCTGATCGATCAGCAGATTGTCGCCCACCGCTGCCACGTCCGAGCCATTCTCGAGCGCGACCGTGGTGTCCGTCGAATCGTTGAGCGGCTGCGCCAGGAGTCCCGCACCTTTCGCGCCTCTGGTGTACCAGAAGGTGCCCGGCGTACCGTCATCCGACTGCGGTGCTTTCTGGATGTCGGTCGTGCCCTGCACGTAGCCATTGAGCACATGCAGGTCCGCCGAGCCGTCCGGGTACGTGCCCATCACGAAGGCCGCAAAGGGACCGCCGCCGTTGGGTCCTAAGAACGATACCGCATCGCCAAGAAATACGAGTCTAGGCATTTTGTTCTTCCTTTCGAGTTACAGTGCTGCCGCACAGTTCGCAGGCCACCTTTACCGCTTCGCGATAGGCATCCTGTAAGCGCGGCGGCAGGTCTTCCCATTCGGGCACCGGCAACAGTTGCGCCTCAGCCCGCGCGATATAGGCATACGCCTCATAAGCGGCGCAAGCAACCGCGTTCCAGTCAGGCATCTAATGCAGCCACAGCGCCAGCGTCAGCAGCGCTTCATTCCTCAGCCGGTTTCTCCTCGGCGAGAGGATTAACTTGCGGCTTATGGCCCTCTGGAGGGACTAGCGCCCAGACCCAACCAAGGCCGGGAACGTACACCTGTAACCAGCGCGGATCATCACTGGGCGGGCGATTGATTGGATTCTCGACGGTGCCGCCTTCGCCACCACCACTGCCGCCACCCGAAGGGGGTTGCGGGGGAAGCACGATGGGATGCGTGGGAACCGTTGGCCAGTAGATGGGATGTGTCGGAACCGGCGGCCAGTAAATCGGATGCGATGGATAGACCGGCCCTGTACCACCACTGGGCGGTTCCGGCGGGATCACGATAGGATGCGTGGGCACCGTTGGGTAATAAATCGGATGGGTAGGCGTCGGCGGGTAATAAATCGGATGACTCGGATGACCCGGCGACGGCCAGATGGTCGGCGGCTGGTCGGGCGGCAGTACGATCGGATGCTCCGGATGTCCTTCCTGCGAGAGCGGAATGATCCAGGCGAGAAACTTGTTCATCAAAAGCTCCTTTTCAAAAACGGGTTACGGGATTCACTTCGAAGTAATTTGCTCTAAGCCGCCGCCAGGCCGCAGCAGTTCGCGCATCTGGTTATCGCTTATGCCGTGAGCATGTGCCCAGCGTCGATCGAGAGGAGTCAGGCCTTTTGTGCGGTCCATGCTGCCTTGTTCCCGGCGTACCCTTGCCGCAGGCGGCTTCGGCCCCGGCAGGTTGGCAAGTGCTGGCAGCCACATCAGTGCAGCCACAGCGCGAGCGTGAGAAACGCCAGGCCGAGCCAGCCGAGGTCAACGCGCAAATGAGAGACGCGCAACCCCGCCAGCACGAAGAGCACGAAGGCGAAGACCAGCAGGATCAGATGAATCGTGCTCACTTCGCTTCGCTCTTCGGTTCGATCTTGGGCCGCGGCGCCGGAGCGTCCTTGGGCACTTTGGGCTTCGCCCCGAGTTTCGAGACTTTGCCCAGTTCGACGTCGTCGGAAAACTCGGCATTTTGCACGTCCTGCATGCCGAGACAGTAGCCGGTGAAGGTTTTCAGGTCCGCTTTGCCATCTTCATGCACCGTCATCACCAGCGCCGCAACCGGCGCAGCGTTCGGGTCCGGCGGCTGGTACTGCACGATGTCGCCTAAGTTCACAGGTAAGGTTGCCATAGTTCGTATCTCCTTTTTCGATTCGCTTCGTTCCAATGCGTTCAGTGCGCGCGCCAGCGCGTTGGCTTCGGCGCGAGCCGTTAACAGCTCCTGTTTCAACCGCTGATTTTCGTCCAGCAGTTCCCCGATGCGTGCCGTGAGTACGGTGCGCTCTTGCGGCGGCTCAGGCTTGGGCTTCGGCGCCGGCTTCGCTGCCGTTGGTGGGCGCCGGCTGGGCTTGGGCCATGTCGATTTCGTTTTCATGCTGCGCATCGGCCTGATGCATCGCATGTGCGTGCTGCATGGCCGCTAATCCTGTTTCATGGGCTTGCTTGTGTGCCTGCTTCTGTAGCTCATGGCCGCGATCCGCCATCGCTTCCAGCACCTGAACGCGCGCGTTGATTTGGGCTAAATAAGTATCATTTTTAGCTTGCAATTCGGCCACCTGCAATTGAGTAGAACTTTTCAATTGCTCCGTTTGAAACTTCATTTGCTCCTGGGCCATTTCTCTTTGATAGCGGCCTTGCTCTTCCACCTGTTTCTGCTGAATCACCTGCTGCAGTTCATTGACGCGCTGCGTCAATTGCGGCACCAGCGCCATCTGCTGCTGCACGCCCGGCGGCAGTGGCGGCGCGTTCGGGTCCTGCTGCGCAAACTGCGGAGGCGTCCAGCGCGTGGCAATCTCATCCGCGAAATGCCCCAACTGCGGCTCCATCAGCCGTGCCCCGATATCGCGAATGAGTGCCCAGCCTTGCGGGTCATTCTGCGCCGTCGTCGACACGAAGGCGGTGGTCGCTTCGCGCTGGTTCCGCCAGCTCGGCCCCACACTCACCACCACTTCATAGCGGCCCTTGTCGAGTAAGAGCTGTTTCACGGCGCCCGGATCGTTGATCTTTACGAGTTGATGCTCTCCGTTCGGCCCGGTCACACGCTTCTGCGTCGGCCCGCTGTTGCGGTTCAGCTTCAGGTCGACATCGATCACGTCCTGATAGAGCGCCTTGAGCGCACGCGCGAGGTTCTCGGCAAAATGCGCGGTGCCCTGTCCGGTCTGCTGCTGCAGCGCGAGGATGGCCTTGCCCGATTGCCGCTGCGGGTCCATTGCGCCGAGCGCTGGATCGAAAAACCCGGTGCAGGCCTTGATGTCTTCTTTCGCCTGATTGGAGACGAGGGTGAACTCTTGCACCGGCGGCACGAAGACTTTCCAGTCCGGCGGCGGCACCGGATTGCCGCGGCTGTCTTGCGTGCCGTTGTAGAAGAGCACGCCATCTTCCGAGGTATTCGCAGCCTTCCAGCGGTCCTCATGCCCGGCCAACTGCTCCGTCGATGCCAACCACTTTGGTTTCGGCGCGAGTACCACGGCTTCCAATTTGAGCGATTCCGAGCAGTTGTAAGTCTGTTGCGAAGGCAGGGCATCCGAGATCAGCGATTTGACGATGCGTTTGCCGTCCGCATAGAACTCGGTGGCGATCACTTCATACAACGGAATCCGCGTGCCCGTCCACGGGGTCTCATCCAGCACCTCAGCGCCGCTGATCAAATACTGCGTGACTTCGGGATACTCTACGTCGCGCGTGTTACCTTCCCCCGGAAGGGCCGTCACACCCGGCGGCAGGCGTTTTAGAAACTGTTTATCGTCCAGGAAGCCACTCGAGCCATCCGAGAAACGCTGCAGCTTGCGCGTGCGGTAATCGAGCCGCCAGTATTCTCCGACCCAGACATCGGTGCCGTTGCCCCAGTCCGCATAGGTCTTATCGAGACCATAGAACGAGGCATCGACGACCGAAGCATCGGGCCAGCGGCGCCGGAACTCTTCGACGGAGAACTTCTGCCGCCCCACTGCCCAACGGCGATCGCGCCCGTCCGGTTCTTTGTTTGTCCGATCGAGCGCCCAGCAGGCCGGGTCTTCAATCGTGCGTATCCTCACTTCCTGCTCGAGCGAATCGGCGGAAACGTAATCCACCGTGAGCCCGATCAGCCCATAGCCGCCCGCGGCCACATAGCCGATAGCGGTGGCATACGCCACCTGGCAATCGCTCGCGTATTCGGTGTGCCGGATGCGCCCTTCGAGATATTCGGCGACATCCGCATTCGCCGCATCGTCGGCCGGGGAGACCTGGCCGCCGGGACGGTTCAGCAGGTTCTGGTTGATGACCTGCTGCACGGGCTGCTCGAGCAGGTTGACGACGATCGCAGGCCGGTCCTTACCGCGCGCACTGACGTCGCCCGGGTCCCACTGGTCACCGGCGCGGTACTTCATGCGGCGCACGAAGGCTTCGCGGATCTCGGATTCGCGCTCGAGCGCTTCCCGCCAGCATTTGCGGGCCTGCTCGCAGATGTCGAGCGTTTCTATTTCAACCGGTTCGGGCATTGATTAATCGTTGTCGCGTCCATGCTGTGAGAGTTGCTGTGAGAGCCACCCTGGATGATCAAGCGCATACTTCATGCCTTCCACCAGCGCCTTATCCGGTGTAGCGATATAGAAGCCCGTCTCTCCCTCATCGGTCTCCCAATACAGCCAGCCGGATAAGTTCACAATCGGGCGCTTCATGAGGCAGAGGCCCAACTGCACCAGCGCGTGCCGCAGATCCTCAGTCGTTGTCGCGGCCATGATTGCGAATCACCGCGACGGCCGGATGCGGCTTCTTCTTGGCGGCTTTGGGTGAACGCCGCGCTTGATTCAGCGAAATCGCCACGGCTTGTTTCTGTGGATAGCCGGAGTGGCACAGCTCCGAAATGTTTTCAGATACCGTCGCCTGACTGGATCCCCGCTTCAGTGGCATTTTCCCGATTCCCCTTCAGATACTCAATCAGACTGAGCAATATTTCGGCGAATCGTCGACATATCCCAAGGCAAGATTACATTTATTGCAGAGCCAGCCGCGAAATTCTTGTGATACATGACAATGGTCATAGCAGATGTGTTTGGCAGTGCGACCACAGACCTCGCAGCAATCAGGCTTGGGGCGGCCAGCTTTAGCGACCAGTTTCTTGCGATGCGATGCAAGCCAATTTTGTCGATAAATCTTGAGGCGTTTAGGACTCTTGGCGCGTTTGTCATAGCAGCGCTTTGCGTGCTCTGCGACTCTTTGGGCATTTGCTGCTTTCCAGGCACGCTGCAGCTCTCTGACTTTATCTGGATTTCGTGCACGCCATGCGCTTTGAATATCAGCAAGCCGTTCAGCATTGGCTTTTCTCCATTCCTGCGCACATCCTAGACAGCGTTGGCCGCTAACGAATCGTTCGGCGATATGCCCTCGCTTGCAAGGCTTGCCGGTAAAATACCGTTTGAGTCCTGAGCGAATAGCTTCCTTCCGCGAAATGATCTCGCGGAATTCGAGAGATGTTTGAATGGGATTAGCCACAGGCGACTCTCCAATAGTCGTTTGTCGGTGAGGGGTCGCGAGTGCGTCAACATTCGCGATCCTGCTTCCATTTTATCAATTTCTGCCATCAATTTCCGCTGAGACTTTGATGTGGCGGGCACTAGGCGGCCTCCTTCACAAAATGCCGCCGGATTTCGCCGATCTCCTCGCGCAGCATATCCGTGGGCGAAGCTTCCAGTCTGGTCACAATCCCTTGCGCCACGTCGGAGCGGATGCGCGCCAAAACCTGCTGCTGGTCGGTGACGTCGCGCAGATAATTCAGCGCCATTTGTTGCGCGTAAGCGCCTAAGACGAAGTAGTCCTGGCCGTACAGGCGCTTGTAATTCGCCGGGTCGGCAAGGTGTTTCATGAGTGTCTCGACGTACCACGCGCGCGTAGCCAGTTTGTGATCACTCCGATACCGCTCCGTTTGTTCGCGGTAATAATCCTTCTCCAAATCGTGGCCGTGCTTCTCTTCTTTCGCCACCAGCCGTTTTTGCGCCTCCAGTTCCCACTTCAGCGCTTTGATCTGCCGCAGCAGACTACGCTTAGAGGGCTGCCTGCGCTTACTCGTAGCGGGCACTATCCTTCTCCCAGTTCTTCGACCATCTTCCGCAGATACGCTTCGCGTGCGAGCCGATGCGCCGCGGCTTCTTCCCGAAGCAGGAAGGTACGAAGTGCGCCGGGCGCGTTCAGCAGGATGGGCGAGTCCATTCTTTAGTGGTCCCGAATCATACCCTTCATCGAGTCGTGGCTGCTCGACCCGTTCGCATAGCGCGTACCGCCATTGCCGGATGCGGTGCCGCCGAACTTCGCCTGTCCCTTGAAGTTCTTGCCGGTCTGCTCTGTGCCGCCGGACACCTTGGCCTGCCCCTTCTTCGATGCGACGGGCACCTGCGTGCCGCCGAACTTCGGCTGTGATTTGAAGTTGGTGCCTGCGCCGCTGTCCGCGGCCGTGCCCTTCCCCTGACTGTTCGCCATGAATTTCCCCCTTGTCGTTACGGGACGACTCTTGTAATTATTTATGTCTTCCTGATTCGGCGTCAGCGGGCTGCGATTGCCAGGCGCATTCAAGTCCTGCGTGACGCCGGGATTGCCCAACTTCGCATTCGCTTTGGCCCGGATCTTCGCAGCGCTAGCGGGCGAGAGCGTTCCGGCTTTCACGCCTTGCGTAGCACGTGCCTTGGCGTTGGCAGCGTGAGCCCGGTCGGGGATCGGGAACCGCCGCGAGCCCGGCAGCGCAAACTGCGAGGACTTCAATTGATTGCGAGCATCGCTCGTTAATTTAGCCATTGTTCAACTAACTCCTTCCGATCAGCAGCATGATTGCGAACACGAAGAGCATGCCCGCGAGCACGCTCAACATCACCGCGAAGAAACGGTCAATGGTCACTTCGGCTTCTTCCCCGACAATTCGACGGCGGCGTCCAGGCTCAAGGCCGTCGCGCCCGCATAGTTCAGGCCCATGAACAAGGGCTCGATCTTGGGATATTTCCTGCCTTTGTACTTCAATAAGAACCATTCCGTCGCCAGGATCGTGCCGGTAATGCCAAAGTTGATCCCGAGCTGTTTAGTGACCACGATTCCCACGCCGCGCCCCAGATTCGGCGGTTGCCCTGGTGGCGATGGGACGGGTTCGATCGTGCGGGTGGCTCCGGTATACACGCTCGATGCCCCCAGTACCGCTATGGCCGACAGCCACCAGCGGGTGCGGTGATTGCGCGTCTGCTCCGCAGGCGTCGTGGTCTGCTGCGCTGCGACCGTTGGCCCATCCAGCAGCAGAAAGGCCGCCAGCACCAGCAGGCGCAAATGTCACTCCGCGCCCTGCTTAATGGCGTCGCGGATCGCTTCTTTGGCTTCGTCCGAGCCGGGCTTCGGTTCTTCCGGTTCCGGCTTCCAGGCTTCCCGCAGCGCCTGACTCATACGCAGCGTCTGCTCAAATTGCTCGCGTGCTTTTTGATCGAAGGCGTCGATCTCGGCTTCGGTAAGTGTCTCTACTTTTCCAGTTTCAGGCATAGGTTTTAAATTGGCTCGCGCCGGATGCCAGCGGAACGATTCGTCTTTCTGCATTTCTCAATTGCTTGGTCTCTTGACTTTGCGCATGTTCAGCCGCATGCCAGTAACGATGCGGCCGTCCGATAATTTGACTTTGAAGCGATAGCCGTGACGCTCCACTACATCGACAAGAACCCACTCCCGTCTGTTCCAGTACAGTAACGCTTGCTCGCCCACTTTAATTTCGGGAGGCGACCCCTGATTCTTTGGTGCCAGCCAATCAAGATGACCGCCAAGCCCATGCAAAGGACCATTCATCCCCAAGCCCACGGCTGCTTCACGGCTCCGTTCAGCTTCGGTAACAGCTTCACCTTCGCGATCGAAGGCCCCGTCATCGAGACGTAGCGCAGCGCATCGCACAAATGGTCGTTCTCTTTGACCACGCGGCCGGATTCGTCGCGATGATAGAAGCGCAGGTCTTCCAAGAGCTTGGTGCAGGTGCGGAAGATCTTGAGCTTGCCCGCAGCCATGCGCTGATAGACGCGCAGCACGCCCGCTTCAACGGCGTTGTCGGCCAGCGCCATCTTGAGGCCGAGCGCATGGTATTCGGAGAGCAGATTGCGCCCATCGACCTGCGAGCGCTGCTTGGCGGCCGGATCGCAGCAGCCCGGTATCCAGTCGCCCGCTGCCTTGATCGCCGCGACATGTACGTCGGGCGGCGCCTGCTCACGCAGATATTCGCGATAGATCCAGTCCTGATCGTTCTCCCGGTCCCAGGCCCACCAGGTCGCCGCTGTCCAATTCCAGCCGACGTCCAGCGCCCAAGCGCGCGGGAAGTGCGGCGGGATCGGGAAGGGATCACACGTATAGCTGTCCTGGCCAAGTGGATACACGGCGCCGGGACCCAACGAAGGAATGCCTTTGGTGCGCGCTTCCAGTTCATGCGGCAGGTAGCTGGCGCAGAGATCGGCTTTGGCCTGCTCCGAGAGATGCGGCGTCTCATTCCAGGTTGCGGTGACCAGCGCGCGGGTCATGGCTTTGCTAACTTCTCTGCCAAAAACTTAGCCCGCCATTCTTGCTCCTCGCGTAATTGCTCGGGCTCGTGCATACGTTCAAATTGCCTGCTCAATTCGGCCCTAGTGATGCACGTAAGCGCGTTGATAAATTGCGCTAATTCCTGCAGGTCGTCATTCAACGGCACAAGCACATATTTCCAGCCATATCCGGCGGATGTTTCGTCGGGATCAGCCTGTAGCGCGTCTGTGCGCACATTGACATGCAAATAGCGCGCGCCATGCAAGCCCAGAACTACTCCGTCGTCGACGATCACGGCCCTTCTCATGCCCGATGCGCCTTTTCCATGAACTCGCGAATAATTGGCGTGACGCCGTAGATCGGTGTGAAGGTCATCAGCAGATGGCCGTTGGTGGTCATCAGGCGCGTCAGGCTTTCGGAATACACGCTGGCTGGAAAATTCTCATCGAGCCAGATCAGATCTTCTTCGGTGCCCTGGAAGGCCTCCGCGCCCTGCTCGAACGAGCGCAGCTTGATCACACTGGTGCCGCCCGAGATGTGCCGGATGGTCACTTCTTCGTAGGCATTCTCGGCACCTCTCCGCGGTGTCGGCCGGATGATCGCATCCCGCGGCATCATGCCGGTGCCGAGACCGACGGCTTCCGAGAGCGTGTCGCCCGGCTGGCGCGTCAGTTTACCGAACAGCTTCGATTGCAGGATGTCGCGCGTGGTCAAGTTCGTGTCGCCTGCGACCACGCAAGAGATCGGGTGATCGAAGCGCTTGCCTTCCCACCACGGTGCGTATTCGGCGTAGCGGCCCGTTGCATGGAGTGTCGCTTCGTAACAGCCGACCGTGGTCTTGCCGGTGCGGTTGCCGGCCATGAACATGCGCTCGCGGTACTCCTTGCCGAAGGCAAAGAAGCGCAGGTGCTTCGGGTAGAGCTCGCGGCGTAAGGGCCCGGCGTCCGGGTAGTAGCTGGCGATTTTGGTGTACAGGCGGTATTTCTGCTCCGCCGCCAGTAGCGTTTCGTACTCATCGAGCAGTGCATTCATTGCACCGTTTCCGACGCTTCGAACAGTTGCGCATGTAGCGCGCGCAGCCGGGCTTTCCGCTCATCGGGTGCCATCTGCTCGGCAGCCGTCAGGTCAGCGATTTTATGCACCGGCGAGAGACCGTTTCGATCAAGCACGCTATCGACGGCCTGGCGCTTCACCGCATCGGGCACGCTCTTGGCATTGAGCAGCCGGAACAGTTCGCGGATGGCGGGATCGAGCGCCTGCTCGAGCGCGAGGCGTGCTTGGGCAGCATTGCGCACCTGCGGAGCAGCCCCGCCGTGATAGCGGCACACCGTCGAACCGGGAACAGGCGAGCGTCGGCACTGGTTTCCGCTTGCCTTCGAGTGCGCTTTACACTGTGCCACTGGAAAACCTCATGGACAGCACACACTCATGGGGTCATGCGACACGCTTACGCCCGGCAAACAGCCGCTCCGCTTCGAGGCAGGGCAGCCGGCGCACTTCGCGCAACAGCAGCATGCCGCGTTGATCGTAGCCGAGCGCAGTCTGCTGGCGTGCCAGCCGTGCGGCGCTTTGGTGCAGGGGATTGCTTTCGAGGAAGCGAATTGCGCTGGCGCCCTTGACCCATTCGGCACGGCCCTGACGCACGTAGCGGCGGGCGTGCGCGTAGCTGAGCTGCGAGGCACGGGGGTGGAGCGGGTTGAGTACGGCGACGAAAGACAGTTCGGGCATGAAGCCCTCGGTGGGATGCCGGAAGCGTTTCCGGAGGTCCGTGCGTATCTTGTTGAGCGGCTCACGGTCGCCGCTGGATTATCAACAGCATACACGAAAACAAATCGCGAAAGAAATGCTTTGGGCGAAATGCGCGGAGTTGAGGCGTCATAGTTTCCCGACCAGCTTCAGAACGGCGCAGAGCAACAGCGTCATCAGCAGAGCCAGAACCAGATGCACCACATCGAGGCGGGTTAGCAGCATGTCATCATGCTCCTCTCGCTCGCGCTAGTTCTGCAACCTCGGCCTCTGCAGGCTTACGCAGCGTATCACCGCGGCAGCGTGGGCAGGCAACATGCGTGCGTGTCTCGGGCAGATCGATCCAGGCGTCGTTCGGCAGGCCGTTGAACTCGGGGCCGAGGATCTTGCCGTAACCGCCGCACTCGGGACACACCGGCGGCGGACGGTCGGAAACATCCTGCTCCGCGGCGAGATAAGCCGGGATGGTTTTTAGCCAGAGCGCGGCCGAGCGCTGCTCTTTGCCCTTGTGGGTTCGGATCAGCAGCGCGAAGACATCGCGGTCGGTCGCCCCTGGTTTGCCGCGGCAAGCGGTCTGGACGATGCGCGCGACCATCGCGCTGTCTGTTCCCGGAAATTCCCGCTCGATCAAGCGCCGGCTTTCCGGGAAGCTTGCCAGCACTTCGCGGTCTGCTGCTGCTTCTGTCGGCTCCGTAACACTCTGCTCTACGATCGTCACGATAGCAGCAGCAGCAGGCTCTGGTTCTGGAACTGGCTCTGGTACGGGAACGGGTACTGGCTTCGGCTTTTCGGCTGATTTCGTCTGGTTTACCGCTGGGTTTCGGCTGATTTCGTCTGGTTTACCGCTGGGTTTCGGCTGGGTTTCGGCTGGACGTCCTGGTCTTCGCGGCTCAGATCCTTGCTCCGACAGCCATCCGTTATAGCGCTCCCGCTCGTCTTTGTTGAGGCGCCCTGATTTGGGAGCCCTGCCATCGATGAAGGGTAAGCACCTTCGCGCCAATTCCGTATGCACGCTCTCGTCCGCGTATTCGGTCCAATCATGGACGATTAAGCGGCACTCCGGATTTTCGTCGAGCCACTTCGCTTCCTGCAAGGCCCGCACCAGCGCGCCTGCTTCTCCATCCCATTCGAGCCACGCCTCGATCTCCTCATCCGAGTACTTGCCGATATTGCCCTGCGGCGTAAAGCGGGCGCAGAAATGCCAGACGCCCTCTAAGTAGCCGAGCGCGCAGCCCCTGTTCAGATGAAGGATGGTCTTTAATCGATAAAACTTGGGATGATCCGGAACTGCGCGTAATGCCATACCGCTACCCTCAAACTGCCTTTACTGACTCGTTATCAATTCCCGCTGTCCCTTGACTGGCGAACCGGGCCGGTCGAACGCAGCGTCATAAAATTTCCGGAAACTGTCGTAATCGCGCACCACATACACGCTGGCGCCATCTTTGCGCTCGCGCGCGTGCCAGAGCTCCTGGTGCCGGGCCAGCTTGCCCTTGGCTTGTTTGAACTCGAGCCACATCGCAACCGCCAGCGAATCGGGCAGGTAGTAGAGCGCCAGGTAATCAGCCATTCCGGATTCCCCGAACTGCATCCAGCCGGCGTCGTTGAACTGCACCTTGCTGACGTTCATGCGAATCAGCCGCCAGCGATGCGCGCGCAGGAAATCGCACACCTGCTTAGTGATGTCGCGTTCTTTCAGATCGAAGGGCAGCGCGCTCACGCCGTCACCTGCGCGAGTAGGGAATAATGCCGTCGTGCCCGTTCCTGCGTGATGCGGACATAGTCGGGGTTCAATTCGATACCCAGATAATTACGCCCGGTTTTGAGGCAGGCTAACCCGGTCGTGCCGGCCACTGAGAAAGGATCTAATACCGTGCCCTCGGTCGGGCAGCCGGCCAGGATACAGGTTTCGACCAGATCGATTGGATACGTGGCAAAGTGAGCGTCAGGGGTTGGGCAGGTTGAGAAGGTCCAGACAGAACGCTTATTGCGACCTGCGGCATACGTTCCGCAATGGCTGCCGAATCCTCGCAATTTAGTGTCTACTGCTGATTCGCCATTCCCTTTCTCACGCAATCGAACCCGCGTGATGATTGGTTCTGTAATCGCCCTCGCATCGTAGTAATACCGTTCCGACTTCGCCAGCAGGAAGACATACTCATGGGCTTTGGTCGGCCGATCGGTCACCGATTCGGGCATCGGGTTGGGTTTCGACCAAATGATGTCTGAGCGCAGATACCAGCCATCCGCCTGCAGTGCGAATGCGACGCGCCAGGGAATGCCGATCAATTGCTTAAAAAAACCCTTTACGCCATGCTGTTTCCTGTGCCCGAATCCACCTTCTGTAACTACTCTTCCGCCCCCGGGCCGCCGTCCTTGTGGATCATAGAAATTTTGCCCACTGCCCCCAGTCCCGTAGCTATCACCCAAATTGAGCCAGAGCGTACCATCGGCGCGTAACACTCTGCGGACCTCGCGAAAGATCGCTACTAACTTTTCGACATATTCGGCCGGCGTAGTCTCTAAACCGATCTGGTCGGGGTTGCCGTAATCGCGTAGACCCCAGTAAGGCGGCGATGTCACGCAACAATGAACGCTCTCTGCCGGCAGGGTCGGCAGCAGGGCAAAGGCATCGCCCGTGAGCAGGTCAAAGCTCATGCCCGCTTCGCTTTCCGCGCCTTCCACACTTCGGCCCAGTCGTTCACAAGCTTCATGAGGCAGTCCCGCGAGCAGGCGCTCTTCTCGCCCAGATAACGAATGCTGCCGTCGGTTGCGGTACACAACAGCTCAGGGTTGCGGGACGAGAGGTGGACCGTATACCAATCAGAACCCGCCGGCGCTTGCGCGCCGCAGGATGCGCAGCACACCGCTTTACTCATAGCGGCAGCGGTTCCGCTCATGCGTCCTCTCCGTTCTTGATCGCCGGGTGACTCTGCGCGATGCGCTCGACGATACCGGGGCGCAAGGCGTCCGCTTCGACCAGATGCTTGACACACTCGAGCACCGCGGCCCGCAACTGCGGACGAACACCGAGCAGGATACGCATGATCCCGACCGGCGCGATCGCTTCCCGGAACTCGGCCTCACGCAGTTCTTCGTCGAACTTCATCAGAATGCCGAATGACCTCCTGGTTCCACGGGCAGGAAGCTGGGCAGAATTCGGGCAAAATGACCCCAAAACAGGCGCTCAGGGCGAAATCGAACGACTCGCGTTGGAGCCGGGGTGGGTCCGATAAGTTGCTGATTTAATAGGAAGTTAGCGGGAGGGAGTTTGGTCGGGGCGAGTGGATTCGAACCACCGACCTCCTGGTCCCGAACCAGGCGCTCTATCGCAATAAGTACCTTATGTTTCAATGGTTTAGCCACGTCGCTGGACAGTTAACTGGGCAGAATTCGGGGCTTTTTTGGGCGAAGTCTCTTTTCCGGCCGGTTTGCGTTTCCCCCAGCGCGCCGCAGCGCCCAGCTTCGAAATTTCGCGTCGCCGCTTTTTACTCACCATTGACAGACCTTTCTCCACGCGCGCTGCGCCGCCTTTCAGGCCCATCAGGGACGGCGTCCAAAGGATCTCTTTGCTCATTGCTTTGGTCCTGCTACCTCCGTGCGCATCAGATCGCGCATGCGCTTATCACGTTCCGGTATGATGCGTTCGGCCAGTTGATTCTGATTCTTTCGCCGGCGTGCTACATCGGAGTGCGTATAGTGCATCGTCTGCTGCGCGTTGGCATGCCCCATAATTTTCTCGCGATCGCTCAGCGGCATGTCCATCGCTTCGACAAAGCTGGCGGCTGAGTGCCGGAAGATATGCCACGTCACAGGGAGATTCAGCTTGTTACTGACTTTTTTGAACGCTCGGTTGTTTACGTTATGCGCATCCATCGGCGTGCCGGCACGACTGGCAAACACCGGATCATTCGGCCCTTTGAACGGCGAGGATTCCGCCAGCCGCAGCAGCCGCTCGACGACATAGTCCGGCAGACCGACCGTGCGGTAACGCTTGCCGGTTTTCACCGTGCCCCAAGTGTTGCGGTAATAGTTTTCGCGCACCAGGGCAGAGAAGGGCGGGATTGCCTCGCCGGCCGAGAAGCGCGTCGCGCCTGTCAGATTTAAGCGTTTGTTACGCAGACCGCAGAGCTCAGCCACGTTCAAGCTGGTCGTCATGGACGTAAACACCATTTCAGCCACGGGCGTACCAAGTTCAGCCAGCACCAATTGTGCATCCTCGAAGGAATAACTGTAGCGTTCCTTGGGTCGACTGGCTTCAAGCCGCACCAGTTGCGCCGGGTTGTCACCGCAAAAGTAGCCTTCCTGTTTCGCAAAGTTGATCACCGTGACCACTGCCGTTTTCACATTCTTGATGGTCTTCGGCGAACATCCCTGCTCCTCTAACACCGCACACAGCCGGCGCACATCGCCGACCTTGAAATCCCGCAACCGAACGTCACCAATCACCGACATGGCCTTCTTGAGGCAATACTGATAATGCTCTTTGCCGGCGCACTTCTTCTTTTCGACCCATTCGGGAATAAACTTCTGCTCGACAAAGCCCGCGATCCGCACGATGCTCTGCGGCTGTTGCACGAAGCGGTTCAGTTGTTTGAGAACACCGTTATCGGCAATGTCCTGGGCAGCCTCCCGGCTGATCTTATCGGTGCCGGCCGCCGGCCCAATATAATGCCGCGGGCGCGTGGGTACGAGTTTGCCCTCTTCGTTGATCGCATCCATAACCGGGCGAAGAACCCACATGCCATTTTCTTTAAAAACCTTCGGGTGTTGCGCTCTGCGTCTCGCCAATTGCTCCACCTCCTCTGGAGTCAATGATAGCTTAGACGCTAAAGGCATTTCCGGAATGTGACGGCGAGACGCCATACAATCAGGCGCTTACCTTGCGGTCGATGAGCCGAATTTGTAGCTCTGTGCGCTGCAAAATATCCAGGCCCTCGGCCACACAATCCCAGTCGCTTATCTGTAAGCCGCAGCCGATGGCGGCAATGGCATTCCGCAGCTGCAGATCAACGGCCCCTTCATTGGGCCTGAGGAAACCCGCGCCATCATCGATACGATCGCGCTGCGCATTTGTCTTGCGGGCTTTTTTCATAAGCGCCAGGTATTGCGCGCCGTCGCCGGGCTCGAAAATCTCAGCGGTATTCATGCGCCGATCTCTCCCAGTCCAGGCCGGCCTTCCTCCATCCAGAACTGCAGCAGTTTCCACAGTGGATTTTCGCCGTACCGCGCGATCAGCAAATCCGAGAAACGGTCTCCCCTGGCTAAGGCTTCCCGCGTCTGGTGGACTGCGGCGAGATTCTCATCGAGCAAAGCCAGCGCCGCCGCGCGGTGAAATTTTTCCGTATCGATGAAGCGGATATACGATACGTGTCCCGGGCGGTCATGATAGCTGATGGTTTCCGGAATGCCACGGAATTCTGGCCATTCGGCCAGCTTGATCTGGCGCTCCTTTTCCAGAATTTCCTCCACCGGAACGGCGGTATGCTTTAGGTCCCGCTGGATCATGTCGCGAATCTGCTCCCAGGTGAGCGCAATCATCACCCGGAATAACAGAAACTTCGAGTTGACGATGACATTGGTCCGGAAATACTCCACCACCGCCTCGACATCCGTGGGCTGGCCCTTGGAGACACAGTCACGGATGGCTTGTTTGACGAGTTTATGGAGCCTTGCGAGCAACGATTGCAGGGTATCTTTTGGCATTGGGATGCTCCTTCTGTAAACGAATCAGGCATTGAATCGCCCGCTCGAGATCATCGACAAACTGGTACGCGAATACCCGCGAAAGCCCATCCCACGTCTCATGCGGGCCTTCATGAAATCCAGCGATGAAATGAACCGCTTCGTTTAGGCCGCCAAACAGCCGCAGGTCGCGGGCATTCTGCTCGTCTGCTTCTTTATCGGCTTTGGTTTTGCGGATCTGCCGAACGACTTCCCGGCGCTCCTCCTTCGGCATAGCGAGAATCTGCGCCTGGTCTTCTTTGGGCTGTCGCGCAATGGCAGCCGCCGCCGCGATCGACACCTCACCCTTATCCATTGCCGTAATCAGTTCCGGCGAACCCTTTTGGACGACCGTCTTCGCCCGTTCGAAACTTTCTGCGCTTTCGAAGCCGGCACGTTTGGCAGCGAGATCAACGGAACGATTATTCGGCGAATCAATGTGCGCAATTGCGGACTTTGATTTATGGTCACCGCCGCGACGTTCATTCGCGAGTAGCTCCGCTTCGACCGCTTTCCCTATCGCGGCGCGCTCGCTGGCTGTGAACTGCTTACGGAATTCGTTTTCTGCGTACTCGCCCGCAAGAACGGACTCGAGCGCAAGCACGATGCACGGGATTTGCTTCCAGCCGAGAATGTCCGCGCAGGCTTCCAGTCGCCGTGCACCGAAAATGAGCTGGTAATACGCATCGACTCCAATCGGCTGCAGCAGACCCATCTCTCGGATATTGGCGGCCAGTGATTCTACGTCACCGAAGTCCTTCCGGTAGCGATCACCGAAAGAGATCTTTTCAACCGGAACGTCCTCAATCCTCACAGGACGGCTCCTCCCTACAAAACCATTTGCTTCGTGTCACGCTTTTAACGCTATTTGGATCAAACGTTCGCGAGACGAACTGAGTTTAGCCGAATAGAACCGTGATTTCAAGGCCCTAGTAAAAAATATCGGGCAAACGCTCTAATCACGCTAAGTAACTCTGGTCAATAGTTGACTGTCTGTCATGTGGAATAGTGCGAATTATATGTAACCGCCATCATCTGCGCCGATGAATAGCAGACGAATAGCCGTTGACTATGCAAAGACTATTTGCTCCCTAGGCAAACGGTCAGCTTGTCGCTAAACCGTACAAGCATGCTGTGTACAGGCCTTTCGGAGTCATTTCCGTCCAGCGGTATACATATGCTGTACATATGCGTCCAATCCTGTCCAAAGTAGGCAATTTGTGACCAATGCAGACTTACTCAGACTAACTAGAACAGCGAAAGCGTCTGGCCGGCCAGTTATATATAAATATGTAATTTGTGCAGTTCATATGGTTCGCGCGATTCGCATGTTGACTTATGGTTGGGGAGGCTGAGTTTTCAAATGGTTTGGTCTCGTGGCTCGCTCGTCGCTTTCTCTCCCAAATCCGCTCTGCCGGCCGCCTGGATCCGCGCCGTCAATGACTGCAACGTCGTTCCCAGGCGTGAGAGCGAGTTACTGAGCGCATCGAGATGCGGCGCCATCCGGGGAAGTTTCGCGCGCGGCAGATCATCGAGTCCGTCCACGGTGAGCCGTAGCGCGCTGCAGGCGGTCTCATGCATCGCCTGTATCAGGCGTACGTCATCGAGCAGGGCCAGGAAACTTTTTGGATCCATCTCGCAGCGCCGATACGGCGTTTCCGCGGGAGCAACGGACTGCGGGCACACGTCGGGCATATATCACCTCTGACATGGAAATTCACGCGGCTGGCGGCGGGGGAATCACCAGCGAAACGGTTTCGAGTACGGGTACGACTAAAACCTCAAAAGCCGAACGAATTCGAGTGTCCCTCCATGCGGCCTTACTGTCAACGAATTTTTATTGAAAATTTACTAGCTAAACAAAAAAGCTAGCCCGTATCCCATAAAACGCTGGCGGCAGGTCGGTACTGCCGCGAAAGTGTTACGCATAACCATATGAAATCTAAGCGTAAACCCGTAAATGCTAGTCTGCATACGCTGAAAATGTCCAAATCTCGCAACAACAAATTGGGCAAGGAGGATCGGTTCACCTATCGCACGTCGTTGGCACGTGGGCATAGAATCAGGCAGCGCGCCCTGGACCTGGTCGAACCGATTGAAGAAGTGCTGGACATGGCGGTCGACCGCTACCTGAAGGATCCCAAGACGAACAATGCCATGCTTCCCAGGAACCCGAAAGAGACCCGCTACTGTGAGCGACTGATGCGCTTTCTTCGCGATAAAGAAGCCGAATCCGGCTATCTGAAGGTGTTGGATCTGATTCTCAGCGAGTACGAAGAGTAAACCCGGAGCGGCCCGTGACTGCACCGTTCACTCTTTTGTCAGCGCAGACTACGAGCCGCCCGTGGTGTCTATCTAGTGCAAATAGTGTAGCGGGAAACCGCCTCAAACCGCCTGCTTTATCCTAAAAAGCGCGGGTGATCAGCGGCGCTCTCAACTGCCAAATTTTATACACCCCTGTTCTTCTTGGGACAGTCTAATCGCTGCTCACGTCACGGACGGATGCCTTACTCGGCCAAAGCGATCGCCAACTATTTCCTCGACCTGGCCCGTATCCACGGGCAAACTCTGAATCCCATGAAGATCCAGAAGCTGGTGTACTACGCGCACGCCTGGAATCTGGTCTTCTACGATCGGCCATTGATCGATGAACTCGTACAGGCGTGGCCCTACGGGCCGGTTATCCCCTCGCTCTATGACGAGTTCAAGCGATATGGCAGTAGTCCCATCACCGCCAAAGCGACGGAGTTTGCACCGACCGAATTAGATCCCTATCGCTTCATCACGCCGTCGATCGATGACTATCTCTACCCACTGATCAATCAGCAAACAAAAGCTCTACTAGATGCAATCTGGGAAGCCTATGGCGACTTTTCCGCCATTCAGCTTTCCAATCTTACGCATGCCCCGGACTCCCCGTGGTTTTTGGTTTATAACAGGAATCCCGGACGGAAAGGTCTGACCATTCCGGACCAGGTCATCAAAGAGCATTTTGTCAGTGCCCGAACCGACTGAACCCCCGGAGACCAATGGCGATCACATACGGGATGAAATCCTGAAGGCCCGTCCTGCGCATGTCAGCGAAAAGCCGGATCAGAAATCAGAAGAGGAACGAGAGGCCTTTGAAACGGCGCAGGTTCTCGAGCAGATCCGTGGCCTCCGGCAAGATATTTCCGAACGCAAGCTGTATGCTCAGCGCATTTTTTTCGTGCTGGTGGCCTGGCTCGCCTTTATCGTGGTTGTCATTCTGATCGACGGATTTCAGTTCCAGGGTTTTCATCTCGGCGACCCGGTGGTGATCTCTTTGATCGCCGGGACCGCCACCGGAATCCTGGGCCTGATCGCCATCGTGGCGCGCTATCTATTTCCGGGAAATCCACGCCGCTAGGGCACTCTTTTTACAGTATTCAGAGTTATCGGAACTCCGCTTTCGGTTCAGGCGTTTGCGCGGGGACCTTTATCTGTGGCATGGACACTGGTGCTTCTGCGGTCTTGACGACTTTCTCGATGGCGCGTTGCGTCAGATGGATGTCCACGATGATCTGCGGGAAATCCGGTTGCTTGAATGTCACCTGCTTTTCTAGGGCTAACAGCCCAGCGAGCACTAAGTGCCATTCGTGACGGTATAACGCAACGCTGATCTTTTCAGGAAGCAGGGGCATTTCTCAGATTGTATTGCCGCCACGTGTGAAGTCGGGCAGCGGCGGCTCGCCCGTGAGCGGGACCCACAGATGGAGACAGAAGTCGTGAATGTTAACGTGCTGATCAGCTGGCGGGAACACCTGATAGGCGTAGCGGTCATTCCCGGCAAAGGTGGACTTCACGAGCTTGAGATCATCCCAATTCGGCAAGCGGTCAGCGCGGGACACAGAGATATGCATCCAGTCGCGTCCGTCAGGAAAGTCTGCCGTCGTAACGATGACGCGCAGCCCGTTGCGATGCCGATAGGCATTGCCGTCTCCGAAAGGCTGAAGCGTCTGCCATTCGCTGGAGAGTACACGCGGGACATGCTCATTCAAGGGCAGATGCCCTTGCAGTTGCCGTCGTAAGTTGTTCTCCAAGTCAGGGGGCATTTCTCTCCGTTCCCTTTTGTGACTTGTCGAAACATTGACACGAGACAAATTCGCGGCTGTTTTTGTCGATCAGCAGGAAATCCCACGCATCGCAAAAGTGGCGCTTGTCTGTAGTGAAGTGCTCACGGCAGATAAAACTACCCGGTGCCATGGCGAACCCATCGTGCTTGCAGCCACAAGGGTAGGTTTTCACATCAGGGGGCATTTCTCTCCTTGTCAAGCTGTCTGAGCCAGTCCAGTAGGAAACTGAGTTTCAGGCGGGTAAAGCTGATGCGCTCCTGATCGTCCGTATGCGGATCATCGAGCTTTCCTAGGACCTGCGAGAGAATGTCGAGTACGAGTTCTCTGGGGGTAAGGTGAACGTTGTAATACCATTCGCTATACGAGGTGGTATGGACCGGCTTGCTTTCCGGGTCAGGGGGCATTTCTCAATTCCTTTCGTTGTTTATCCAGGCCCATCAGCACCTCACCAAACTTGTGCTCGAACTGAAGGTACAGGCCGAAGCGGCCCCAGTCCTTCACTTCGCGGTAGTGATGCTGAATCACCTCCAGAGTCCGGGTGGCTTCGGAGAGTTCTTCGATCACCCGGTCAATCTGGTTTCGTATGACGTGCGGTTCCGTGTTGATTCCTCTTCGTTGGATCGATTTCGGTTCCTTTGTTTTGCTCAACCGACTCTTTCGGCCAATGGGACATCGCATAGCCAGTGCCGACCTGATCCGCGTACAGCATTTCCCAGATCATCAATTTCCATTCCTGCGGGGTGGTGGAAGACATCATAAATTCCCGCTCTTCGTTGCTGAGAGACGGCATGGCGCGTTGGATGAGCGTTCCGTCTCTCCAGTCCAAGTATTCCGATTCTGGCACCGTTACCTGATAGAACTTTCCCGACACTTCGCACCAACCGGATTTGGTGACCTCGCGGCCATGCCGGATAAACGCTACGTTTCTAGCCATGTCGGGGGTCCTCCTTACTCGTCCGGGTGGTATTCCAAGGTCGCGGGAAGCCACAGAACATGGGGGCGGCTTTTCAACCTGACGCGGTCACCCTTGTGTGTGCGCTGAAACACAGGATAGGGTACGTCTATTTTCCCCACTTCTGTCTGCAAGTGGAAGCCATCGATGTCATCGTATTTTTCGAGAACGACCGGATACGAAACATGCTCTTGCACCATTTGCGTTCCTGCGATGACAAAAAAGAATAAGACACAAGCTATGGCGGTCAAGACCACAGCAGTCGCTGACCATTCAAAGAGTTTTTCCTTCCGCGTTTCAGAAAGCATCATAGTCCTCCTTTTTCGTGGGAATGAGGAAATTCAAGACCGCCATAAAGCCCGTGCCTACCAGCCAGAATAGCCACAGGAATGCGTACCAGGAGCAATAGAGAATTCCCCACGCTAGGAACGCCAGGATGGGAGCCGCGATCAGGGCCAGCACAATGATCCAGAAGAGTGTCATAGTTACCCCTGCTGCGTAATAAAGTTGCCGTGTTGATCGTAGAATCCTAATACGGTTTTCCTCGGCTCATTCTCTGCAGAAACCCGTAGCGTTGTTCCGAGAAGCTCTGCGGTGTGCTTCAGCACTTGATCCTGCTCCTGCACAATACTATTCATCTCGGAGTTTTCGTTCTCCAGTTGATTGATGCGCGTTCGGACGTGCTCGACTACCTCATCCGGCGAGTTCCAGTCCTGGCGGCCGTAGAGCAAGCCCCACAAGCTATCGCACAGATGATCGATGATTTCGCCATACACGTCGGACAACTCTTTCCAGTTGACGGGTTCCTGTTCTGTATCGTCCGCAACCGGCTGGGCCGTGCGGCGTATGCTTGTCACGCTCATTGCCGTTCCTCCTTGCGTTCCTGGCGGTAGAGCACCTGTTCACTCCAGTACTCCTGTTCCTGGCGCTGGACCTCTTCGGCCTGGCGCTGCCGCATCTCTTCCGTCAGCTTGTCGGCCTCCCGGCAGATGCCTAACAGCTTTGGTAATTCATTCATCGTTTCCCTTCCTTTGCTTTCGTAGTTATCCACATTTCTCCAAGCGATTCGATCCAGTTCTTCTTCTGTTCTTCGAAGCGTTCCATTTCAGCGGGAGATTCCCATCCGAAGCGTGCCTCTAATCGGTCACCTTTGAGAGTCCGCAAGTGCGCTAGCTCCTGACGGTAGGAATCGAGCACACGCTCTTCCAGGTGAATCAGCGCGGCCAGTTCCGCGCATCGCTCTTTCTGCCATTCGGTTGCAGTGTGCAAACGGCAAGGACTACAGAGCGATGTTGACATGATCCTTCTCTGGTTTCCGCTGTACTGATTTAATAACTTTCCTGTGTTCATCCCAGCGATTAAGAAGCTGGTGACCCTCTGCAGACAACTTCTTTACCCAGTATGTTTCTGAGGCAAGAGATTCTTGCTCAGTGGATACGATCTCAAGAGTGATGAATTTCGGATCTAGACCTGCAGTAAGGCAATCATAGATCCACGTTTTTATATTGGTCGTACTGATCTTTGGACGTCTTTTGCCCTTCCTTAAATGCTTTTTACAGCGATTCTCAAAATCTTTGGATTGTCCAACATAAACGTACCCATCAGTTCTTGGGTCTTGTATCGCGTAAGTCACGTAGTTGCTCATATCGCTGTCCTTAAATGGAATTGGGGTGATGAAAATCACCCCTGAGACCTCGGCGGCGAGAGTGGGGTAGCAAAGCAGCAAGGTCTTTGAGCGAAGCTTTTTGGGGGCAGCCCGTAGGGGGAGCCAAAACCCGGTAGGGCAAAGGGCCTTGTGCGCGCGAGGGCAAAGCCCTTAGTCCGTCCTAGGAACATGCGGGAAACACCAGAGAGTGCAAGCGATAGAGCAAAAACAGCCACGCCAGGATCGCCAGCAAGGTATGAAAACTATCGCTCATGGCTTTCCCACCTTGTCGAGCAGAACGTCTGTTAGGGCGTTTAGTTTAATATCGATTCGATCTAGCCGTGAGCTTATCCCCCATAAAAGCAATCCAAGGAGACAGCCTTCTATTGAGATCCACCAAAGCAGCAGTACGGTCATGCCAGCCCCAGTTCCGCTAATTGCTTCTGAATCCCGGCCATGCGTGCGAGACGGTGGCGTTGTAGTTCGGCCTCGTCCGTCTCTTTACCGCAGTGGTTGCAGGTCAGCCATTCTTCGTCCTGCGTTTCGCCGTGATACTCCCGGCTGACGGAAGAGTGCTCGGTAAAGTTCGTTTCCCATCCGCAGTTCGGGCAGGTCGTGATGTCTTCGAGCGCGCAATCCTTGCAGCACTTGTCGCCGTTTACGATGAGCACCGCTTTGGCGTCATCGCAGATCGAGCACATATCATGCTCGGGGCATAAGGTCGAGTGGTTCGACCGGACGTAATGGGCGGGATCGCCTACACAATCAAAATCGCATTCGCACGTCATCTAGTTGCTCCTCTCCCAAGGGTGTAATTGCGCTCTATAAAACGACACCACGTCTTTGGCCTTGGCCGAGTAACGGGTGCGCTTGAGGTGATTATTCGGGAAAACTTCCCGGCATACGGTGTAACCCGCCATCTGCATCCTGTGAAACTCGGCGGGGTCGAGCGAGACATAGCGTTCCGGATCGGGCTGGGTGTGAGGTAGCTTTCTCATGCCGCCACCTCCTCCTTGGCGTACCAGACCTCGAAGGGCATGGCCGCGCTGATGGCTTGCAGTGCCAGCTTGGCTTCGCGGACCTCCTCAAGCCATCCCTCGTATACGGCAGATTCATAGCCTTGGGATTTATACTCGACCAGCTTCGAGTTCACAAGCGTGAGGGCAATCGAAGTGGCCTCGTTGAACAGGTCCCACTGTTTACGGGTGATAGAAGGTGTCATAGACATAAGGTGTATCTCTATAGTATTCGAATTCCAATATGCTGTCA